TTAAACCAAGACAACAAAAGACTATGAAAGCACACGCAAGACATCATAGTTTAAAACATATGAGAAGCATGGCTAGGTCATTAAAAAATGGAAGCACTTTCGCTTCTGCACATTCTAAAGCCATGAAGACAGTTGGAAAATGAGTGGATTTACTACTACCGCTACATTATCAGAAATGATAAACAAGTTTCGTTATAAAAAAAGGAGAAAGACAAGTGGCAAAAAGAAAAAGAAGAAGCGTACCAAAAGATAAAAAGACTAAAATACCTAAGAAGTATTTATCAGGTCTTAAAGGTGGTAAAAGATCAGCTAGAGCAAGTCTTATTAAGGCTATGTCAGAAGCATATAAAAGAGGAGAAAGAATACCAAGATCAATGTTTATTGCGAGGTACAAATAATGGCTGTTAGAAGAAGACCACTATCTGCAAGAGTAATAAGTATTTTAAGAAATAAAGCAAAGAACAGAAAAAATATTACTTTAGGAACATTAAAGAAAGTATATCGTAGAGGACAAGGTGCTTTTCTTTCTTCTGGGTCAAGACCAAAAACATCTATGGCTTCTTGGTCTATGGGTAGAGTTAATTCGTTTTTGCGTGGTTCAAGAAAACACGATACAGATTTAAGAAAAAAGAAAAAGAAATGAGTAAGAAACCTAGAACTACAGGAGAACATATTGTAGCCTTATATGGTCATATAAAAGGTTTAAGCAGAGAAATAAAAATTATAAAAACAAATCATTTAAAACATATTCACGAAGATATAGATAAGATTGATTCTAAATTTGATAAACTAACATCATGGATTCTTTATGGAGTTGGTGCAGTTGCAATCGTGTTCTTGACCCAAATACTTTACATATTCTCTAAATAGTTATACAAGTTAAACTTGTATGAGTCATAAAAAAATTCTAGTAATTTCTGATATGCACATTCCATATCATCACAAAGATTCAATAAAATTTTTAAAAGAAATCAAAAAAGAATTTAAACCAGATACAATAATAAACATTGGCGATAGTTTGGACTTTCATGCGATCTCTATGCACGACTCAAATCCAGATTTATTTTCGGCTGGTGCAGAATTAGCTGAAGCAAGAAAATATATAAAAGAATTAGAAGATATATTTCCTTTAGTTACAGAAGTAGATAGTAACCATTCTAGTCTAGTTTATAGACGAGCATTGAAGCATGGAATGAGTAAAGAGTTTTTAAGAGATTATGGAGAGTTCTTGGGTACTAAAAAATGGAAATGGGTAGATGATTTAACACTTACAATGTCTAATGGTCAAAGATGTTTTTTTACTCATGGAAGATCAGCAGATGTATTAAAGGTTTCACAAACTATGGGTATGTCAGCAGTACAAGGCCATTATCATACAAAGTTTGTAATATCTTGGTGGGCAAATCCTGATAATTTATTTTTTGGATTAAACGTAGGTTGTTTGATAAATCAAAAGTCTATGGCTTTTGCATATGCTAAAAATTTTAAAACCAGATTTATATTAGGTTGTGGAATCATATTAAATGGTATCCCTAGACTACTTCCCATGGTTTTAAATCAAAAGGGAGATTGGATAGGTAAAATTGTTTAGATTAAAGCCACAGAGAGCCACAGAGAGTGCTACTGAACGTCAGGTTGGTGGTAGCCACTACAAAAATTTTAAAATACAGCCTATTGAGTTTATAGTGGCAAATAAGCTAAATTTCATACAAGGTTGTATTATTAAATATATTTGCAGATTTGAAAGCAAGAACGGAGTAGAGGATTTAGATAAAATTATACATTATTGTGAATTACAAAAGGAGTTATTGCAAAATAAAAAATAAGGAATATGAAGCCTGAATGAACTTCACTTATTTAATTTATTCTATTCTTGTGGTATATTGGACAACATTAATTTTTTTAACAAATAATTATTTATGATATTTAGTTTATTAAATAACCCTCTAACAAAATTAGCAGTTGGTAAAGTTACTGACCATTTCAAACATAAAGCAGAAAAAGTAAAAACAATAAGAGCCGCAGAAATAGAAGCCGCTAAAGATGTAGATATAACAAGAATTAAAAGCCAAGATCAAAGTTATAAAGATGAAATTTTACTCATCTGGCTAATTGGAATGCTAAGTACAGGATTTTTTGACAGCACTAGAGATAACTTTGAGGAGTGGGTAAGAATAATCAACGACTTGCCTGACTCAGTATGGTATCTTGTAATTATCGTATTCACTGCAACATTCTCAACCAAAATGACAGATAAGGTTTTAAACAGAAACAAAAAGAAGTAATATGTCCAAATGGACAAATTAAAAGTTGATGCAGTAATCACAGATTTAGAATTACAATTAGAAACTCATAACAACCCATATGGTAGTTATGTTAATTTTAGATTCATAGATACTTTTCCATATTTCACAAAAGTAAATGAAATGGTTCACGAAGTTAAAAGCAGAAGTGATGTTGAACTAATTAACTTTGAATATTCTTATACAGGAATCCACGAAGATACAGATATAAAACATTTTGATATTACTAGAAACTAGGGTGGTAAGAGAGAGATAAAACCACCCTAGTATTTTGGGTCAATTCAAAGTGATAGCCATGTTTAAAAACTATCGTTATTCTTCCCAAAATTCTTTTAACGAGTGGCCAAGTCTCCCTGACCACTCTATCTGATAGCTGATAAATGGAGCAATTATATTCAACTTTCGCTACCAGAATACTTTAAACTTTTGTACTCAAAGCTAAATCTCTTTTCAACTCTGATTGTTTTAAGCTAACATACTTATCAAGATTGTTATAATGGTATCTAGCTTTTATCAACTGTTCTTCTGCCTCTGCATATTGCTCTACAACCTTTGTATATTCCTCATCAGTTCTAGCTTTATGTTCAGCTTCAATAACAGTTTTGGTATCTAATTTATATTTAAGAAATAATTTAGAATATGTAGCCTTACGACCCTCATCTAATACTATTACTTTCTTATGCCACTTAGACCATTCAAGTGATGCTTTTTCTAATTCTTCATAAGATTTGTTGCTAAGACTCATATCAATATAACTCCCAATCCAAAACCTACTACAAAGCAAATCCATTCTCTACGATAGTGTAACTCTAACACTTTCCAATCGTTTTTAGTTTTTCCAAATATCATCATGGGTATAATAACATCTCCTCTGCTTCTTCTTCTAATTGTTTTATTTGTTGTTTCAAGTTATGATTTTCTTTTTCTAAAGCATCAATCTTTTTAGTTAATCCTTTATGTTCCATATACATAGCTTGTAGTTCTTCTCTCTTAAAAGCGAGATCACGTTTTAATTGCTCAATCTCGCTTGAAAGTTTTTTTATATGTCCATTTTTATCTATCATTAAAATGGTATTTCATCATCCATATCATCTATTTTCTCAACAGGCTTTGCGTGTTCTGGTGCAAATTGTTGAGCATGAGGTGGCATGACCTGAGATATAGGTTTCATTCCATCAACATTTGGTTGTGGTTTATATGGTTTTACCATGACTAAACAAAATATCTGCTCTAAATTACTTTTTGCATATTTAGTGGGATTAGAGTTCTCTTGAACTTTAGTCATATATTTTAAGACATATCCAGCTTGAACATATTTTTGAACTTCTGGTGTATGAAACCAATCATTAATTTGTGATAGGCTGTATTTTCTTTTGGTTAAGCTACAAGTAAATTTAACTTTACTTGCCTCTCCGCTATACTCATACTTTGGACTTTGATTTCCTGTTGGAAACAATCTCATTGATAAACCACAAAAGGGTAAATCAAATTTACTTTGTTGATACATTTTTTCCTCGTTTTAGTTGATTGTATTTTCGTACTGACTCATTAAACAATAACTCGGATTTATGACAACTTAGCAATCCAAGAAATGCTTTTAAGTGTTCCTTTTTATATAAGATATGTCTAGCCTCGAAATCTGCACCATCTTTAGGCAATCGAACTATATACATCTTATTGATCTTCTTTCCTGTTTGTTCTTCATATGCCAACTTATATCCATGAAGTTGATGCACCATATTTAGAAACAAACCCTTAGAAGTTTTTATATCTATGAGCCACAGATTATTGTCAGGGTCTTTAGCAATTAAATCTAAAGTTCCACAAAATCCTCTCTCAGAGTATAAAATCTTTTCGGACTCCACTACTTTTAACTTATGCTTTGTCCAAAACCTTTTGAACTTATCAAAGCAACCTTTAACTACAGGGTCACTTGGGTCAGTAAATTTTTCTCCCTTTAGCCACATCTCACAAAATTTGTGAACCATAGAGCCAATGTTTAAAATATTATCTCCTTGTTTTTTTGCATTAGTCTTAGCATTTAAAACAATAGCTTCTATTTTATCTATTGGTATTTCCTGACGTTCCATTTCTTTTTTAATAGCATTGACCATATTGCTAATTTTCCAATTCTCTAACATTGGACTAGCTAGTTTTCCAAGCAACGTACTCATACCAACAACGTATTGATCGTTGTGTATATAAACGTGCTTATCTTCGTTAAACTCTATCTTGTGGCCATGCTCTGTGGTTATTATAGTCATGTTCTCTCCTTTTTTGTTTAAAAGTTAAGTTATTATCTTCTAATGGCTTAGTAAAGTAATTAATATCAACATCTAAATATTCAGATATTTTTTTAAGGTTTCTATGCGGACAAGCATTATGGCCTCTCTCATATTTTTGAATTTGTTGGAAGGTCACGCCTATCGCTTTAGCTACCTTAGTTTGTGAAATTTTCTTAAACTTGGTGCTACGCATTATTCTTATTTTTCTTATCTGTAATCCAACAATCTTATCAAAGATATTATCATTATCTTTATCTGTAATATTCCATTGTTGAACAAGATCGTTGATTGAATGATTTATTTCTTCAATCGTTGTGTTTGTCCATCTATTTATCATAAAATGCCCACTCCTTTTTTTTATGTATTGGCAGTTGATTAAATGATTCCTTAAAACATTTATTGCATAATAAACAATCGCTAAACAAGGAATCTGAGCCATAGAACCAAGCTAGTTTTAAGGCATCTGTTTTGAAGCACTTAGCACATATATAAGCTAATTTTTTTTGTTTTGTTGATTTAAGCATAGTTATATTTTTTGTTAATTTTATCTAACCATTTAGAATAGAAAACAATTCTATCATGTTGTTTTTGTTGGAAATCATCCCAACAATCGTACATTTCACAAAAATAATTTTCATGCTCTATTTTTGTTTCAAGTTTTTGTTGTAGATACAAATATTGATATTTTTTAGTTCTAAGTTTTTGTTTAATTAAGCACACTATGACCTCTCTGACTTACGCATTTTCTCATTAATGATTCATAACGAGTGTCCATTGTTGGACTTAATACCCAATGACCAATATTAATAAAAAAATTAGTATTATTTTTAGCAAGTTCTTCGCATAAGATTAAATCGTTTGTTATATTCTCTGCTTTTGAATTATCAAAAGTTCCTGATCTTCCATTCGAATCTATTATTGGTCGATAGGTACACGCTTGTAATAAGCAGACAAGGGTTGCGATTAAAAGTATTCTTTTTTTCATATCTTGTTTCCTCTCTATAAAATTGGCTGATGATACTTCAAATGATGAAGTTTAAAAGCCAAACTCTTTTGCTGTTCTTTGTTCTTTAACAACTTCTGTAGCAAATCTTTTTCCCTTTGCTTCTTTCTGTCTAGTTGTTCTTGAACCTTGAACATTTGTTTTGGGTTCATTTTTATTTACCTTTAATTGACTCACTTGCTTTGCCAAGTAAGTATCTACAGGATTAATTAAATTAAGTTCTTCCTGTAAATCTTGTAATCCACCAAGAGTCATATCTCGGTGGAAAATCTGTTTAAACTGTTTAGCTATCTCTGTGCTAAAGTTTGAATTATTTGGTATTCTCATTGTACACTCCAAACGTGTAAGCAACCTAACATGATTGCAGTTAAACTTAAAGTAATAAATGAATAAGTTAATAGTGCTAAGATTTTATTTTTCATTATGCTCTCCCTTTTTTGATTTGATCTTTTTGACCCCACTCATCATTAACTCTGTAGTATTTGATGTAATGAGTCCAACCAGCCCAAGTGCTTTTTGCCCAAGCATCAGCAATAACTTCTAATTCTTTTAAACCAAAAGAATTTAAAATTCTGCTTTTACCTCTACCATTATTAAATGGCATAAATTTTCTGCCATATTTTTCTGTTTCAGAATCTTCTAAAAGCCAAACAGGATTTTTAACTTTAGCCCAAGTAACAAATTT